CTTAATCCAGATAATCCTGTTGATCAAAGAAGATTACAAAGATTGGATAGTGAGATTGATTCTTATATTTATAATAGTGAAGGAGAAGAATTAGCTAATGAAGCTAAAAACTATTTCTTAGAGAAGTTAGAATATATGAAAGAAATGGAATTCCAAAAAGCTCAAGAAAGAGAAATGGAAATGCAAAACTATCAAAGACAAAAGCTTCAACAAGAACAATTCTGGATTGATAATTTTAAAAATTCATTAGAAGAAAAACCATGGTCTAATCAAAAGAAACAAGAAATAGTTAGTCAATTTGATATTGTACAACTAGATAATGGAGCTGAGATGGAACTATGGAAATACAAATGGAATAAAATATGGGAGCATCCTGATTTAACTCAAACGTTTATGGATTTCTTAAGTGACTTAGATCCTTATTCATTAGAGTTTAAAAATAGAAGTACTCCTGTTCAAAAACAAGTAACCAATAAAATTCTGGAAATAGTCAATAACAAAAAAACTGTTTCTAATAAATTCAAATCAGAAGGACGTAGTTTTAATAGACAACAAGAATCAACGGAACCAAAACGCGCTATTAATCCTGCATCTGACTGGTAATTTTAATTTAACTTTTAAATAATTATTAATATGAGTTCAAGCTATCGTACTTTGGATTTCGAAAACGCTAAAGTTATCCAAAATGGTGCTCGTAAAACCACTGTAATTACAGATGGTCTTCTTGCTACTGGTGAAATCAAAGGTCTTCACTTACATGAAGCTTTTGGTACAGACAATCTTGCTAACCTTAACATGGGTTATTCTCAAATTTTCAGTGCTACTAACAAATACTACGGTAAGCCGTTAGTTGGTATGACTGAAGCTAAAGGTCGTGTTAAATTGATCGACCGTTCTGGTTTCCGTTGGGAACTATCTGGTGGTAACGCTCAAAAAGCACGTATCACTCAAACTGTTAATACAGATCCAAAACCAGGTCTTAATCTTCAAACGTTTGATATCGTTGTTGACAAGCCTTGGTTCAATGTTTCTGACATTATCATTCCTCAAGACAACACTATGTTGTGTAGAGTAGAACCACAACCTGGTACTGCTTCTCGTACACACAGACAAGTTGGTCCTAATGCTTATCGTTACACTCTTCGTTTTGTAACTGATAATCCTAATGCTTACCTTCCTGCTCGTTTCTTGGTTCCTGGTTCTGAGTGGAATAAAGTATCTAGTGCCGTTGCTACTGAAGATAACGTTGATGCTGGTGGATTCCAGTTCTATTCAATTTTCGAATCTGAAGGACAATTGCAACAACACGCAATCAAAGTAGAAGTTTCTGATAAAGCTGCAAGACGTGCTAAGCAAGCTGCAGACAGAGGTAATTTCTCCGATGATCAATATGGTAAATACCTTCGTATGTTGTGGGTTAAATATGAAGATAAAGTTGAAGGTAAGCCTTTGGCTCGTTTCATGGCTGTTCTTGATGCTGAAGCATTCAACGAACTTTACCAAAACTGTGAGCATACTCTTATGTTCGGTAAGCAATCTTCTACAATGGTTTCTCCTGAAGGTCACCAAATCTTGACTTCTTCTGGACTTCGTGAGCAATTGGAATCAGGATGGGTTCTTACTCATAATGGTAACTTGAGCTTGGAAGAAATGGAAGATTGGTTTGATAGCATTATCAAAGATAAAATTTCTGAAGGCGAACAAAAAATCGTATTGTCTGCAGGAAGGGAGTTCCGTAAAATGTTTGACAGAATGATCAAAGCTGATGCTAAATCTTTCGTAACTATTGACACTTTGTTCCTTCGTAAAGGAGAAGATTTCCGTCACTTAGACTATGGATCTTACTTCGCTCACTACAAAGGTTTCACAGTTGATATTTCTGTTATGGAAAATCCTGCTTATGACAACCAATACTTCTGTCCTCAAATGCACCCAATCCGTACTAATGTACCTATCGATTCTTGGCGTGCTGATATCCTTGACTTCGGTTATTCTAAGCAACAAGGAACAGGATCTGAAACTGATAACATTTCAATGGTAGCTGAAACATATGCTGACTATAACATCTCTTACAATGGTAAGTGGTATGGTGCTCATGATGGTAAGTCTGGTATGCCTATCACTGATGGTGGTCTTGGTCAAGCTGGTGGAGTTTCTGGTTATAGCATTCACCGTGAGAAATCATGTGGTTTGATGGTAGCTGACGTAACTCGTTGTGGATCTATCTACTTGAAAGCTGACATCGTATAAATTTCATAACTTCTAAAAACTACATAACTAATTATGATAACTTACATAAAAAATGATAATCGTGTAATCAAAATAGAACCTAATCCTTTTAGAAAACCTAATCAGAAAATCAAGATGAGAGTTAAAAGGATGAATGGTACTCAACCAATTACTAATCAAGAAGGTAAAGTTCTATATAAAGAAGAAGAGCCACAAAACCTTACAAGAATCCCTGGTACTACCAAAACTATTGTACCAATGAGAACTGTACATGGAATTAAAACTGGATTAGATGAGTTTGTATTCAATCCTTATAAAGATGAGGAAAGATATAAATTTGATTGGGCTGAGAAACTATTCAAAGGTAAAGACAAAGCTAAACTTCAACATCTTTTAGAATATGAGTATGGATTTGAATTTGATTATTTGACTTCTAATATTCCAAATGAGATTTCTCCATCTAATAAAGAAAACAAAAAGTTTTTTGAAAAAATGGAATCTCGTATTGTACTAAAGGATAATATTAATTTCTTCAACATGGCTAATCCTGTTCATAGAATTAATTTTTATACTTTACTAGCTTCTGATGAAGTTGCATCTAGTTTTACTGAACTAGAAGATGGTTTAAATCAAAAAGCAGGTTGGTTTGTATCTGACGATACTGAGAAAGAAAAATATAAACTTTCTAAGATTGAAAGAGAAACTAAAGCAGCTGCTGCTCTTGAAGATCTTAAATCTCATGAAAATGCAATTCAACAAATGGCTAAAGCTTTGGATATCGAAGAAGCAAATGAAGTTAAATTATCTTCAGCTAAAGCTGATCGTATGGTTTATGATTATTATAATCAAAACGAGGATTGTTATAGTAGGTTTATTGAATATTATGATATTTGGAAAGATCCAGCAAGAAGAAACTTTATTATTGCATCTGCCGAATTATTTGACTATTGCAAGTATAATGTAATTCAATATCGTAATGGTAAATATACTTGGTATAAGCGTAATCCTAACGGACCAGCTGATACATTTGTTCGTACTTCTAAATTTGATATGATCAACAATTTCTTATTAGATCCTGCTTATCAAGAAGAAGTTCAAATGATTCAAGAAGAATTTGAAGCAAAGCTACGTTAACTATTTATCTAAAATTTTAATACTATGCGTATTGACCAAATGCATTATAATTTTGAGTTGGAATTAGATAGAATAGCTTCTAATGACAGACCTGATTTTATGCCTTGGGAGATCGATGAATATTTGAATAAAGCTATCATGCGATTTATAAAAACCAGATATGGTCTTAGTGCTAATAAAACTGGTTTTGAAACAAATCAAAAAAGAATCGATGAGCTTGCTTCATTACATATAAAATCACCTGAAGTTCAACCTCCCGTTATTCCAATTCCTGTTGGAAACGGAAGATGGGAGGTAAAACTCAGTTCTTTAGGTAATAACATCCGAGGTCAATACTTTAGATACTTATTTTTAACTGCTGCTGAAGTCGTCATAAAAAAAGGTGATTGTACTAAAAAAATTAGACATACCGCATGGCAGATAGATGACCGCAAATTATCACAAACTGAACCCAGTTGGAAATGGAATAGAATTCTTGCTAATTTTGGTCGTTCTAGTTTTATTACTTTACCTACTGACAATCCAAATATCATGGATAAGCAGTATGATACAGCGATACTAATTACTAATGATGGTAATCCTTTGGAGAGATTCAATAATGATGAATTAAAGTCATTATATTTTGACGCAACTAACATTAGAGGTGTTGAACAGTTTACAATAGATAGTGTAAATATTAGTTATATTAAATATCATAATAGGGTTTACATAG